GTCCATCTGTGCCTTAATGATTGGTCCTCTATTTGGCCAATGTATATAAGGTTCATTGGACTTGGAAAGATTATATAAAAAAGGTAATACAATCTTTTCAATCTCTTTAAATCTTGCCTGTGTATCAGCGTCCTGTATCTCTTTTGTTACTGTATCTTTTTCAGCAACAATCTGCATAATTTCATTCATAGCAGATTTAATATCAGAAACATCTGTTTTAATCTTTGCTAATTCTAAATTTGAGTTTTCTATTACACTCGGATCAATACTTGGTTGCGTTTCTTCTGCTGGTTTTTTAGATACAGGAGTAAAACCATAGTCAACGTCTGTATCAAACTCACGCATAAAATCAGGTATATCTGCCATAGTTATTTTCCTTTGTATTTTGCTATTTTAATTGGTGTTGTAATTAAATCTGATTGTTTTATTTGTAATGGTCCTAAAGTTGTTAAGGTCGGGCCAAAACATCCCGACAATAGTATTCCTACCATAAAAATGGGCAGGAATTTCAAGCAGAAATCTCCTGCCCTTTTGGAATTGTACAATGAGCGGATTGACCTATTCGACTCAGGTATACGACCGTTGTGTTTCAGTTGCTCGCTCTGTACTATATTATTTATTTTTTGCACGTTGTCTAGCACGGTGTTTTTTTATTACCTGTTCAGTTTTAACTTCTTTTATTGACCTTTTTCTGTGTTCACTAGCAAAAGGACTTGTTGGATGTGCTTCTGCAATTTTAGATTGTACTTCTTTCCAACCTTGGTCACTTCTGTATGATACACCACTTACACCACCAACAATATTCATTTGTGTAATCTGTTGTTTAATGTGTGGATTCTTTTTTAGATATGCTTCCATTTCAGCAATGGACATCATTTCTGTAAATACCTTATCGGTCTTGCTATCGTGGAATGTATAGATTGGCATATTATTTTAAAGATAAATGATATAGTAATTGATTAGTTGCTAAAAGCATATCTTCTAATATACTTTGTAAATCTATTTGACCATCAACTTCTTTATTTATTTTGTTGATTCTATCTGCTGTCTTTTGCACTTCAGATTTTACAACCTCAACATCAGCATAGTTTAATATGCCTGGTCTTAATTCAGCACTAAACTTAATTCTTTCACCAGTTTTACCTTGGTGTGTTTCAACAAACTCATCATTTAGTTTATTAAAGTTTGTGTAGTATTCTCCTAGTGCTTCATGTTCAGAATAAGATTCTGTTTGCCAATGATATGATTGAATATCATTTAAAAAGTTAATATTAGTTTGTATAAAATTAATAATGTTACTCATATGATTATTTATCCTTTAATATTCGGCCGTAGTTTGGCCAACCAAATTTGTCATGTGACTCTCCTACATATCTCCAACGTATAACTCCTGTGTTAGGATTTCTTTCGTAGATTTTAGGACGTTCTGTTTTCGTTTTCTTTTTTTTGTTCATTTTTTATTCCTTCAACAAACCACTCTGGCATTTTAGCAGGTGATTTCCATGTAGCAAATCTTTGTTTTTTCATTATATAGTATTTACGATAAGACGCAACTACATCACCAGGCACTTTACATTCATCTGGCATAGCAGGTGTAGCGTCTGTACCAATCACATCAACTCTAGCATTTTTAGGTGGGTGTTTTAGTATGTCGCCAAGTTTTTGAATAGTCAAATGGTCTTTGGTATGATTATATCTTAACTTATATTCTTCATTAAGTGCCATCATATGTCTGTACAACCATGTGTAATTGTATGCTGATTGTAATACCCATTGTGTAGATGGATGATTTAACCAACCTGCCTTGTAGATAATTGCTTCTTCGTTAGAATTATCAAGTTTCCATCTTCTAATTTTTCTGCCGTTCTTTGTTTTATCAAAATATTCTGTACCATCTAATACTCTTTTAACAGTACAAAGCATTTGAGCAGACTCAAGTATCATTTTTACAACGTGTTTATCCAATAACATCTGAGCAGCTTTTACTGGATCTTTATCAACATAAAATATATTCATTAGTGTACTAACCTCCTCATTACATAGTCCATCATATTATATTCTTTTGCTAAATCCATCATCTTATTATACCACATAGATTTCATTTCATCTGTTTCAGCATTAGCACACGCTTTTGCTAAATTGTCTAATCTGTGTTTTTTAAGATTATCTGGATCCTTTAGTCTTTTTATATCATCAATTGTCATCATAGTTTATATTATATATCATTTTATTATAAAAGTCAAGCACTACTTTTTATCGTTATTCCAGTCATATATTTGATTTAATTTAAGTCTTATTTCTTCAGGATCGTCACCAAACTCTTTAGCAAGTGTTTTAAATGGTTTGAGTCGTTGATTTCTTGTTTCTAATACTTCAATTCTTCTTTTTAACTTTTCTTTTTCATCACCTTTTGCTACTTCTCTTTTACTCTTCCATTGTCTTAATGAAATATTAGCAGCAATCAATAGAAGTACAGCAAGTGGATCAAATACAAATATCAATATGAGTATTACAATTCTAACGGCACTATCAAAATTATCTTGAGCATTCTCACCATATATTAACTCCGCCACATATTTAATAGGTCCTACTTCCGCTTCTATTTTATCTTGTTCTAATTGTAAACCTGCTTTTGAATTTGTAAGTTCAGCAATTTTATCACTTGCATTGTTTATTGCTGTATTTAAAGCAGTTCTTTCTTCTTCTTGTTTTGCTCTTTCTTTTAAACCTCTAGTTACATATTCTTTTTCTATATAAACTTCTAATGCTTTATCTAATTGGTCAAGTGTTTTTTGTGACCTGTCTATAATTAATTGTTGTTGATTGATTTGTTTATCAATAAGTTCTATTTTAATATTGTTACCAGATGTTGGTTTTACTTGGTCAAGGTGTGCCTTTGATAAAAAACCAAAGATACCCATTGATGTAATGAATATTAAAACTATAATAGCACTAAACAAATATGTTTTGAGAAGTTTAGGGACATCTTCATTCCAGTTATTATATAACCAACTGGCCGCAACTAACTTACCTACTTCTAATGCTGAACCCATAGCAATAATAGGCACGGCTGCACCAGCAAATAATGTTGCAAGTCCTATAATAGAATAACCTGCAGCTATTACTGATATGCTAATAGCAGATAAAAAAGTTAGTATTGTTAAAAACATAGTGTAGTATTATTTATCTGTTAAATACTTTTTTTTATACCATTTATAGAAAGGTTTATCTGTAAAGATTTCTGCTATTTCACTAGCAGGAACTTGGTCACTACGAATACAATCTGCTACATCTTGGTAGTCAGTTATATCAACTTTTCGACTCATTTTTTTACTCATACTGTTTTCTCCTATAGTTATTAATAATCTTCTTTTTTTTTCACTTTTTAAATAAGTCATCTACTGGATTGGGTTCTCTTTTTGGTTTTGGTTTTGTTGAATTATATCCAACAATGTAAGCAATCATCATACCTATAATTGTAATTAACATACCAAATATTCCCATCATAAGTCCATGTTCTACTGTCATTTTAAATCCTCTGGTTTCTTTTTTGGTTTAACGTGTGAATCTTCTTTTACTTCAATTTCTATGTCTTCAATTTTTTCTTCACGTTTTCTAATACTCTTTACAATATATAAAACTCTTTCAGAATAATCTACGGTGGTTGAATATGCCTTTAATGTATCAACTAATTGAATAGGATCAAGTTCTAAATTAAAAGCAATCATTCTATCTCTTAACTTTCTAAAATCTTCATAAGCGTGATGATTATTTAAAAGTTCTACAAAGAATTTTACACCTTGACATTTAGTATTAAATATTCTTACACCCCAGCCTTTCCATTTTGTACGACCTTCTAATAACATATGTGGTACTTTCTTATCGTAAGTTCTAATACCAAATAAGTTATTACCCTCTATTGCAAATCTACTTGTACCCCAACCTGACTCTAATGCGGCCATAGCAACTATCATTTCAGTTGGCACTCGTTCAAACCTAGGTGTTTCAAAGTTTACCCAATCAACACATTTTTTAACCGCCTCTACAAATTGTACATCATTTTGATATTCAAAAGCAGGTTCTTGTAAACCTAAATCATTTGCCCAATTTGTATAGTAAGTTTCTATATCTTTTTTAATATAGTGTTTTGTAATTGGATTAGGAAAAAATGTACCTGTGACATAGGCACTTAACAATAAGACCATCCATAAAGATATAATCTTTAATATTCTATTTTTTTGTTTCTTCAACTTTACCTGCCTTGATAATTTTCTTTATATCGTTTAAAGTTTTCTTTTTGTTAATATTAACTACATACCATTTATATCTAACCTTATGTTCGTTATGAGGACCAATGATTGGTACGTCATATTCTCTATTAAATACAATTAAGTCTTGTAAATACAATTTAACAAGGTCGTCAAGTATAGTTTCAGAATGGTCTTTTGGTACTGTAGGTGTTTTAAATTCACCTTTACCTTTTACAACCATCTGTAATATTTCTTTATGTTTTTTCAATAGTTTCATTATATACCTTTCTTTACATAGTATTCGTAACCGTGTTCTTCAAATTTCTTTTGAGTAAACACAAGTTTGTTATTATCTAAAAGCTCTCTATAACCTTTAAATATCTTTTTACTGGTTCTGCCTGGAAAGTTATTTAGGATGTCTTTGTGTAAATGTCCTGTATAATATAGTTCCCACTCACCCACATTATTTTGTAAAACATAATCAATTATGTTTATACCTTTTTTGATTTGATTTTTTAACCAATCATCAACATGGTTCTTCTCACTTTTACTCATAATATACTTTCTACTTTCTATAATTGTAAGCCAATATAATTGACTTTAGGTGAAAAGGACCAAAATATGTCATTATGGTTTCCTGTATCGCCTAGGTTTTGCATTTGGTACAAGTGTACCATTTCATGGACTAGGGTGTCCATAAAATCTCTTTTTTCAGGATAGGCAGGTAACATTTCTAATTTATACATTCGTGTACCTTTTCTTTTCCACTCAAAGGTAACTACCTGTCCTACACACTTCTCTCTTTTTAAATCTTTTATTTGAATCTGACCAAATGGTGATAACTTGTTATCAAAAATAGCATTGTTTAACTCTTTAAAATATTTTTTAATATCTTTATATGTTGTAACGTATTTTCTTTTTACAGAAAATTCTTTCTTCAACTTTTTTTTGAGTTTCAATGCTTTTGATTTTCTAGTTATTGTTTTTGCCATTTAATAGTTCCTCTTTGTATTTTTTGTCTGCCTTCATTCTTAAATCAGCAGCAATACCATCTAATACAGCAGGTAAATACTGTTGCATTATATTAAGCATATCAATAGCATAATTATGAGCAAGTTTTTGTAACTCTTGTTCTAATAATTTACTGTGGTCAATATCTGTACCTTTTACAGTTTCAGATATAACGTGACCTATAACGGCCTTGTTGTAATCATCAGCCTTGACAACATTAAAGATTGACCAAGACCAAATATAAACAAAAGCAAGAAATAATGTAAATAATGATTTTCTCATTACTGCACTCCATAATATATTACTTCATCAACATTGTTCTCGTCAATATCTAATAAATTAACGTTGTCAACTTTTAATATATCTTTAGCAGCAGTTTCTTTTGAAATCAAGTTTTGTTTAACTTGTAATATAATCTTATCAACTGCGGTTTCAGCTTCGTTAGTATAATATTGTTTTACTTTTGACATAATGTATTCTCCTTTTTTGTTGTTTTCATACTGCTACTATATCAGATACAGCATGAAATACAAGCAAAAACGGACAATAATATGCCGTTTTTTATTATGTAAATCAAAGGGAATATAGGGTGCGACAGATTGTCAAGTAAATGTTCTACTTTTGTTCTACACCCTATAATTGAATTTTATAGAATCACTCTATAATATTTATGTTAAGCAGTTTTGTAATCTTCGTTCCATCCAAATGCTTCTTTAACCACAGCGTCTGTTAGACCTTTATACTTCTTATTGAGTTCTTTATCTTTAACTGCAATCATAAGTTCAGCGTCTTTTTCATGTAGGCCTTCTAGCAATTGAATAAACATCATTTCTTTTTTAGTTTTTGAAAGTTTTGGATCTGCACCTTTTACAAAATGCCACAGTTTTCTTGCTTCCGTGTACAAAGTTGTATGTTCAGTACCTGCTGGTGCCTCATTTACTTTATAAGGTGGAGTGCCTGCTGGCAAATCCCATTCAATTTTAGGATCAAAAGCACCTTTTAATATTTGTCTTAAAGGTACTGAATCGTTTGATTTTAAAACCTCTATTTTTTTAGGTTTGTCTTTTGCGTTATTTACTTTAGTTAGAATTTCGTCTAGCAATGGAGCAGATGATCCTGCATATTGCATATTCATATTTGATGTTGTTGTTGGCATATTGCCCTCCTCATTTTGTTATGTAAGGGCGGCCGCATTTGGCCGCCTCTACAGTTATTTATACTTAATGAGAATTAAGCATTTTTGTAAGCATACGGAGTTCCGTATAACTTTTTAATACCAGCAGCAATAATTGC